CCAGATTTCCGCTACTCACTAAAATCACCCCCAGACAAAACCAGGTCCATTGTATATTCACAATTTTTAAATGTGTGTGTCACTTTCTCTACCAGCATATAATTCGCAATTTTCAGATCTCCCAAATCAAGTATGACTGGCACAAGCGATCCTCCACGCACTTTACTGTTTCCAATCACACCTGATATGGTAAGTGTACGCTTCTCATGGCTATACAATTTCAATAATGCCTGTGCTTTCAGCTTTCCAATATCCGGACTATTGATCTCATCCGTAAACTGCAACGTTCCCCATTTTGCGATTTTCTTATTGTCACGTACCAGATAAATTCCATAACTGGTTCCAGTATTTTGACTTGTTGATGTCTTTGTACTTCCTTTTTTCTTCTTACTGGATTTCTTTTTCTTATAGATCAGCTTGATCTGGTTATACACATCCGTATCAATCGTTGTTTTGTAGGAATAATCTTCTCCTGTTTCCGCATCTACCAGACAGGTATTTACCTTCATCTTTGCCACATCAGTCAGGCACAATTTTCCAATATTATCATAAAAAACATATGTCTTTCCTTTTACCATTAAAGTATCATCCAACGCGTTTTGAATCATATCGAACAATGCCGTATTGTCCTCAACCGCTGATCTGCGCCACCCTGTCTTTGCCAGTGTGCCGCATTTTAACAGGAAGCGCTTTGCAATAATCCGAATTACTTCATCTGCTGTTTTTTTACTATAGATAAGTGTGTCTTTGTTTTTCAGATACCTAAGCTGATCATATACGGTATACGATGCCATTCCATCTTTCTTAACTTCTTTCGTGAAAACAAAGCCATAGAAAAACTTCTTAGCGTCCACAGTGACAAGAACTTCATTTCCCATGCCTATGGAAAATCCTTTTTCAACTTTTGCTGTGAAAGTAAATTTGCCAGGTGTGCTGTCTCTTTCCCATACAACCTTTGCTCCATCTTCCACTGGTACTGTAAATTTCTTTTTCCCATTATTTACAGTAATCATTACATTGCCATTCGGTATTTTTCCCGTTTCTGCTTCATCGGCTTTTATTGTTTCCGCTTTTGCCTCATGACGCGATAATATTTTCTGCAGATATTGCAATTCTTTCTTGGAATCCTTTTTTTCACCAGAACCGGATGAATTATTTCCAGTATTTACATATTTTGGCGTGCCATAACCGGTAATTGTGGCATTATTCAAAGAATATGTCCGCCGCGCTACCTTATCGGATGTATTTCCTTCAATAGTATGTAACTGGCCACCACTAACACTTTCAACAATTCCTACATGGCTGCGGCCTGTTTTAAAATAAACAATATCCCCTCTTTTTGGCGTGTACTTCCCTTTATACTTAAACTGTCCTTTCTTTTGACCATAAGCTACGGATGCCGTTTTCGGAACAATGGAAGTAGATACCCCGGCTTCATGTGCACACCATGAAACAAACGAATGGCACCATGCAGCACCATTCGCTCCTGTATATACTCCATATTTGGTTTTATTGCTTCCCTGCTCCCGGTACCCGATCTCGCCAATCGCTACATTAACGATATCTTTCATCAGCTACCACCTCCCGGAAGTTTCAATACCGTTCCTGCATACAAATAATGACCATTCGATGATGATTTTCGTCCATGCTTACGAGCTGCATTTTCAATCGTTTTCTGGTTTAACTGATAGAGTTTCTTCCATGCAGATGCATTATTCATCTGTTTCTTCGCAATTTTCATAAGCGTGTCACCAGATTTTATCTTGTAACTTTTGGCTATAGCTTTCGTTTTCTTCCGTTGTTTTTTAACCGTAACAACCGTTTTCTTTTTTCCGGACTTTGTCTTTTTGTCTTTCGGTACAAGTTTCTTTGCTCCCCAGTGACGGTATTCTTTCATGTTAAGCTTTACACACACATCTGATCCGTATTTATCTGCATCTTCCATGATCTCATACTCTTCAATGGTCACATCCATTATGATATCTTCGATAAGATGTTTATCTGATACTTTGTAACGATTAAACTTTAGCGTGACTGGGTTTTTCTGATTTTTCCATTTCTCCAATTTCGAAATATGCCGCTCCCACCTCTGCTCCTTCACAGGAAAAAGGGTATTTATTAATTGGTAACAGCAACTCCGGAATTGTAATATCAGACAATCCCGGAGACTTAATAAGATTAACCTCTCCCTCATTTATGAGAGTTATGGTCTTATTTTTGTTATTGATCTTGATGTCAAGAGACCCTGGGGTCACTGGAAAAAGGACCCCATCAATATATAATTCATACATCTTTAGTGTTCTCCTTCCGCTGCTGCATTCATTTCTTCCTCAATTTTGCTACGCAAATGTTCCGCCATTCCATCTAAATCCATATCATTGTTTACGTTGTTATGGTTGATCATCTCAACCTTGATCTGTGCTGTTGTAAATTTATTCACGTACTCACGATCTGCAATATCTCTCAGGTACTTCAGATCTTCGCTGGATGCAGATAATGTATTAGCTGTTTTGGCGGTATTCTTTGCAGTGTCTGCTGTATTTGCTGCTGTTGCCACGTTGCTGGATGCAAGCGCATTTGGATAATTATTTGCACTTGGAATATTCGTGGCTTTTGATGATATTGTATTCTTTATTTTACTGGTTACACCATCGCCCCATGCTGCTCCGGCAGTATATGCATCTTTGGCCCATCCACTTTGATAGACATCATACGTTTTTATTCCTTTATTAAATGCATCTGTTACGCTGGTATAATCTTTTGTATTTCCGGCAGCCGCTTTTGATGCATAATTATCTGCGGCACTCGTAATGCCGCTATAATCAAATTCGACAAAAGGCAGCTTGTTAAGCGCGGAACAAATACCAGATACTACAGTAAGTGCTGTAGACAGCATGTTATACCAACGAGTTTGAACATGACTTATGGAATTGTGAAAAGCAGTTTCAACATTGGTTGCACATGCCCCTGCCGCATTCCATATTCCAATAAAAACATCTGCAACTGATAATCCCAAATTTTTAAAATACTGAATAGCCACATTTACGCTTCCCGTTACAACACCAAAAGCCGACTGTGCAATGTGTCCAGCTCCTGAAAAATGATTACATAACGCAACCAACACAATGATCAACGCCATAATTCCAACAACTATCCATGTTAACGGGCAAGACAACATTGCAGTATTTAGCCCGTACTGTGCCGCGGTTGCAGCCGCAGTTGCACTTGCTTCTGTTCCTGTTGCTGCTGCGTGCGCATATGATGCAACACACATTGTAATCTTAATTCCTGTTGATATCATATCTATTGCGTTCGTAATGCCAACATAAGTTGCATAAGCCGCTAATGCTGCAACCACACCATAAACAACAGGACCTATAATTTGCCAGTTGTCTTGTACAAAGGTTCCTATTGATCCAATTCCTTCAAATATATCAAGTACCACACCTGCTACTACTGCAAGATCATTTATTGCATTTGTAGCAAACTCCTGAAACCCGTCTGTATTTGCCAAATCATTAAGTCTCTGCAAAACCGGCTGAAATGCCATAGTGGCGTCATTTTGAAATACCGTCCACATCTGTCCCCATGTCATTGGCATATTTTCAAAATTAGCATTTATCTCATCAGTCGCAGCAAATACCGCTTGCTTCACAACATCAGCCGACAGTTCCCCATCTTGTGCCATGCTTCGAATCTTACCGATTGGAACATTAAGATAATCTGCAATATTCTGAATCAGATTCGGTGCCTGCTCAAAAATACTGTTTAACTCATCACCTCGAAGTACACCAGAGCCCAGCGCCTGCGATAACTGCAATTCTGCATTTGCTGCTTCCTGCGTAGACGCTCCCGCAATTGTCATCTGCTTTTGGACTAAATTTGCGAACTGGACAACTTCTGCACTGGAACTAAATGCATCTTTCGCATTATTACCAAATCGGGCAACTACACTTGCCATATCTCCTAATGATCCTCTGGCATCGTTTGCAGCCGCATAAACCATGTTGTACAAATCGGCCGTACTCTGCAATCCGTCATTCATCATATTTAATCTGGATGTAGTCTGTGTGATCTCATCCGACATCTCTAAAATTTTTCCAGCCGTCTGAATACTCAGGTACGCCCCTGCCATTCGTTTAATTGCCGAAACTAAATTCGATGATTCACTTGCACCGTTTTGCAATGACTGATTAAATTGTTCCTGTCTTCGAATATTATCATTGATCGGACTACCCGCCTGTTGCATTGTTTGATTGAATTCTTCTGCCGCTACAGTTGCC